ATTGAACCATTAGCACCAATGAGACAAATCAAAATCATTCCATATAAAGAAAAGAATGAATGGGAATTATGTCCAAAATATAATATTGGAAATACAAAATGAAAATAGTGAAAGTAAATGATGATCTCATTGAAGGTCATACACTCTACGATTATCGAGGCCAAAACCTTGATGTCGGGGTTGTAGTACCTGATTGTGATGGTAATTCTATCGCACTAATCTTAAAAACACCTGACGGTCAAAGATTATCGTGTGATATGCAATATGTAACTGTAGTAGAATAATATTTTACACAGAGGGTTTAAATTTACGGATTGAACCACTATATATAATGTAGAGATGCCGATAGTCGGATCTCATTAAAACCTTGCTAGTCATAGGAGGTAAACATGACTGGAACTTATGCGTTCCCAAGAAATGTATTCTTGGGTTTCGATCACATCTTCAACGAACTCGATAATATCAGCAAAGCAGCAAATGATTCCTATCCGCCGCATAATGTGGTGAAGGAAGATGACATGCAATATGTCATTGAGCTAGCTGTAGCGGGATTTGGAGAAGGTGACATTTCAATCGAATTGAAAGACCATATTCTTACTATCGATGGTAATCGCGATAAACGTCGTGAACAAGATAAGTATGTACATAAGGGTATTTCAGCTCGAAAGTTTAAGAAGTCATTCAGACTGTCCGAATATACGGAAGTAACTGGAGCAGAACTGAAGGATGGCATACTGTCCGTTGGATTGGAGGTAGTCCTTCCTGAAGAGAAGCGTCCCCAAATGATTACAATTAACAGTCATAAGGGGAAAACTGATGACAGCACTAGCACTAAGAGGCTATTCTCTCGTACGTAACGGATTCATTGCTGCATTCGCATCATGGATCATTGGTCACCTAAACGCAGTTGGTAGAGCGATTCAAGTTTCTAGACAAATAGAAGTGAATCAACGTCTCGCACATCAACTACGTCACGAATATCCACATGAGGATTATGCAGGTATCCTTGCTATCCTTAATGATAAGACATTAAAGGAGTACTACAAATGATTGCAGCACTCAAAAAAATGTTAAAGATCGATATGGCTAAGGACGCACCTTTACTTAAATATCGTGAATCACAATATACTCTTGCAGAACTTGAGCGTCGCTTGAATGCAGAGATCAACGGATACGGGACAAGATACTAATGTGGCCATATACTGACGACGAGTGGGAAACCTACGCATAATAAATAAAAGGGAGCAGGGAAACTTGCTCCCTTATAAGGAGGTATGCATGCAAGGTACAATACGTTATTGTAAAACGTGTGGCCATCGATGCCACTGTATAACTACTGATTGCCCTAATTGTGTTAACGACGTGTGTGTAGTATGTGAATGTGAACAACAGATGACTAGAGATATTCCAGAATCATTTGTAAAGGAGAACACATGATGACAAGAAAAAGAAATAAGCAAGAAGATTATATCAAATCTCGTATTGTCCAACTAATGGATGATATGAATAAAGCAAGTGATGAATACGATAAACAATGGTATAATCGTCTTATACAAGAACTGAGTTGGGTTCAAGATATGAGCGGCAAGAACGTGAAAACCAATTGTTATATGGAAAAGAATTATATTAAAGAGACAGGAGTTGGAGCTATTGGAGGAAGGGAGATATGGACGTAGAAGAAATTGATCCAGATAAGAGGCCATGGGTTTACAGCTGCGATGGTCGCAAAGTATATAGGTTCGAAAACGGCGAACCAGATTATACTCGAGAATGGAAGCCAGAAGATAAAGTAACTGGTGATATACACACTAAAGAACCCTACTACGTAGGCCTACCATAGGAGAAACATATGAATATTGAAAAACTACGTGCAGACTTAGAATTAGACGAGGGAGTCAAACATGAAATCTATCTCGATCATCTTGGTTTGCCTACTTTTGGTATCGGTCATCTTGTACGAGAAGAAGATCCAGAACATGGAGAGCCAGTTGGTACAGCAGTCACAGACGATCGAGTGGCTGAAGCGTTCGAACAGGATATACAAATCACAATTGACGACTGCGAAAAACTCTATCCCGATTTTTATGAACTGCCAGAGGAAGCCCAGCTCATTATCGCAAATATGTGCTTTAATCTCGGATACCCACGACTCTCCAAATTTAAAGGAATGAAACGTGGTGTTGATGCACGTGACTGGAATGCGGCAGCTGATGAGATGGTAGATTCTCGTTGGTATCGTCAAGTAACAAATCGTGCTGATAGACTCGTGCAAAGGATGCGCGCCATTGATTGAACTAACTGATGAAGCAATTCGTTATCTAAATAATGTAAGAGGTGACGATCATGTCACCTTAGGTGTAAAAGGTGGAGGTTGTTCAGGATTCCAATACGTGTGGGATTTTAAGAAGAACTGGCCTGATGTAGAATGGAGTGAACCTTTGAAAGATGTACTAGTATTAGACCCTATGGCAGAAATGTATGTAGCTGGTTGTACAATAGATTATGTAACAGAATTAGGTGGATCATACCTAAAAATCATAAACCCAAATGCTACGGCCTCGTGCGGTTGTGGAGAATCATTCGCAGTTTAGCATTTACAAACTCTTAAAAATTTGGTATAATATACATGTTTTGGAGGTTGTATGTCAGCATTTTACACATCAGTTGTCAGGTATGGTAACTCAATGCTTTATCGTGGTTATGACGGCCACGGCAAACGCGTTTACAAAAAAGATAATTTTAAGCCAAAGTTTTTCGTGCCATCGAAGGCCGAATCCGCTTGGACTGGTTTAGATGGTACTGTTATTGGGCCAGTTGAATTTAATTCCATGCGAGATGCCAAACAATGGCTCGACCAATATTCTGATGTAGGTAACTTCAGGATATATGGTCACTCAAACTATATCCATCAATATATTACTCAACGATATCCTGGTGAAATACTATGGGATCGTGACAGAATCAATGTAACAACAATCGATATCGAGACAGCATACGAGAATGGTTTTCCCGAACCAAGCGTGGCAGATCAAGAAGTCCTTGCTATCACACTTAAAAATAATATCGATGGTGTGTATCGCGTGTGGGCTATGGGTGACTACGACGTAGAGAAAGCTCTTATTAAGCCTGTACGGTATATCAAATGTGAAAATGAAATAGATTTGCTATTGAAGTTCCTTGATTATTGGTCAATGGCTTCAGCATACCCGGATGTGGTTACTGGTTGGAACGTAAAGTTCTTCGATATACCGTATCTTGTCAATCGAGTTAACCGTGTACTTGGTCTAGAAAGCGTTAAGAAGTTTTCACCGTGGGGTATGGTCGATCATCGTAAAGTTACTAAGCGTGGTCAAGAAGCTACTACTTACAATCTTGCTGGTATTCAGACACTTGATTATCTTGACCTCTTCCAAAAATTCGGCTATTCGTATGGTGCACAAGAATCATATAAACTAGACCATATTGCAAAGGTAGTACTTGGCGAAAAGAAGTTATCGTACGAAGAATCTGGCTCGTTGCGCAATCTATATAAAGATGATTTTCAACGATACATCGACTATAACATGAAAGATGTTCAGTTGGTTGATCGACTTGAAGATAAGATGGGTCTCATCACGCTTGCTATGACTGTGGCATACAAAGGCGGTGTTAACTATACAGATACATTTGGTACCACAGCAATATGGGAATCAATCATCTATCGCAAACTGAATTGGCAACGAGTGGCTCCTGTTATCGGTGGAGATGAGATGCTCAAAGAAAGGTTTGAAGGTGGTTATGTCAAACCTCCTCAAGTTGGTATGCATGATTGGGTTGTTTCTTTCGATTTGAACTCTCTCTATCCAAATATCATCGTACAATGGAATATGTCACCTGAAACATTGCGTAGAGATCCATCGCAAAATCATGTCAACGGTGTTAAACATTATCTCGATACCGATGAAGCACTCTCTAATGACAAATATACTGTTGCAGCAAATGGCTCCACATATAGTAAATCATTTGATGGTGTATTACCTAATATTGTTATTGATTACTATGATGAGCGTAAGTCAATTAAGAATCAAATGCTTGCTGCCGAAAAATCATATCAAAAACAAAAGACAGTAGATCTCGAAAAAGAAATCAATCGTCTACATAACCAGCAAATGGCTATTAAGATCTTGATGAACTCTCTGTATGGTGCCATTGGTAACCAATACTTCAAATACTTTGATCTTCGTATCGCCGAAGGTATCACCCTCACTGGCCAGCTAGCAATTCAGTGGGCCGAAAAGGCGGTAAACGCTGAGCTCAACAAGATACTCAAGACAGATAAAGACTATGTGATTGCCATTGACACCGATTCATTGTATATCAACTTTGGTCCACTCATAAAGCAATTGAATCCAAAAGATCCAGTAAAATTCCTCGATAAGATTTGTGTTGACCACTTCGAACCAGCTATTGCAAAAGCGTATGAAAAGTTATTCAATAACATGAGTTGTCACAAGCCTCGTATGGAAATGGGTAGAGAGGTTATCGCAGACCGTGGTATATGGACGGCTAAGAAACGATATATCCTCAATGTCCATAACTCTGAAGGTGTACAGTATGCCGAACCAAAACTCAAGATCATGGGTATCGAGGCCATCAAGTCATCCACTCCTGAGGTTTGTCGAGATAAATTCAAACAGGTATTTGATGTGATCATGTCTGGTACAGAGCATGATACTCAAGCCTTTATCAAAGAATTCAAATCAGAGTTTCGGTCATTACCTCCCGAACAGGTGGCCTTTCCTCGAAGTGTGACCAACATCACGAGCTGGAGAGATAGGAAAACAGTGTACAAGAAAGGTTCACCTATCCATGTACGTGGCTCACTTGTATATAATAAAGCTCTCAAAGAATCGGGTATGATGAACAAGTATGAAGCCATACAGAATGGGTCTCGTATCAAGTTTCTGTATATGAAACGTCCGAATGTGGTAAAAGAAAATGTCATCGCCTTTCCTGATGTTTTACCAAAAGAATTTGGTTTACATAGACACATTGACTATGACAAACAATTTGAGAAAACATTTATCGAGCCACTCATCCTCATACTTGACTCGATAGGTTGGACAGCAGAGCCGCAAAATACTTTAGAAGAATTTTTTGCTTAGTGGTTTACAAATCAATAATTATGTGGTATAATAGTTTAATAATGAAACAGAATGGAGTAAATTATGAATCAATGGCATCATGACATCAATGATATGCACAAGAAATATGGTGTACACGATTGGGTCGAAGACGAATTAGAAAAGGGCGATTGGTCTCGCCTTCAAAAATTTCTTGAGTTTCGTCTTAATTTTCTACAAGAAGAACTCGATGAAACACGAGCAGCTGTTGTAATCGATCGTAATCCATCAGAAGTTGTAGATGGTCTTATCGATCTGTGTGTTATCGCTATTGGTACTCTCGATGCCTTTAACGTCGATGCGCAAAAAGCATGGGAAGAAGTACATAAATGCAATATGGCTAAGGAACGTGGTGTAAAAGAATCTCGTCCTAATCCACTCGGTTTACCTGACTTAATTAAACCTGAAGGATGGAAAGGTCCAGATCACAGAGATAATCATGGTTATATCCCTAACGCTCTTTAATAGCGTATTCGATAATAAAACTGATAAACGCATTGATTTAGCCAACTTCAATGCGTTCGAACGTGTGTTGTATCAATTATCAGAACGTGAGATAGTATCAAAGAAGAAAGCAGATCTCATATCACCAGCTATATATAATGGTGGTACTCGTGCTAATGCCAATGTCACGGAGTGGGGTGGATGGTGTGCAGTCGATGTAGATGATTATGAATTTGAAGGGAAGTTAGAAGATGCTATCATTGACAAATGCCGTAATTGGCGTTTCGTGTGTTATTCTACTGCTAGTTCCACTACTACTGTACCGAAGTTTAGGCTTATTTTCCCACTTAAATCAAGAATATCGAATGATAAAATCTCAGCATTCAACTATGCCTTACAGCATGCACTCGGTGGTCTCGCAGATGAACAAACAAAAGACCTTGCGCGCATGTACTATATACCTGCTCAGTACGTTAACGCTCACAACTTTATCTTCTCTCGCGATGGTGATTTTATTGATCCTGAAGCACTAATGAAGGAATTTCCCTATGCACAAAAATCAAACTCAAGTAGCTTCTTCGACAGATTACCAGAAGCAATGCAACGACAAATCATCGAACACAGAAAAAACGCAATGGACAACACTGATGTGGTGTGGTCGTCCTATCGCGATTGTCCCTTCTTTCCAAGAAAACTTGAAGCAGAATACAGAGCAATAAGCAATACTGGTTGGTATCATAAGATGTATCAAATCATGGTAGCAGTCGCTAGTAGTGCAGTAAAAAGAAAATACCCAATTACTTCAGACGAAATATCTGTGATGTGTAGACAACTCGATATGGAAACTGGTAATTGGTATGAGAATCGTCCGATGAATAAAGAAGCAGATCGCGCGATAGAATATGTTTACAAAAATATTTAATTGTGGTATAATAGGTGTATTATGGCAAAAGAATCAATCAAAGTATTACAAGAATGTGCTGAACTTCAAGCGAAGAAAGGCAACGACTATCAAAACCCGCACTCGCGAATCAAGCAAGCTGACTACTAT